AGATCTGAAATTAAAAGAAGACATTACAGATCAATCTGAAATACCAAACGATATAAATGCTATAGAGGAAAAAGATATAGGTCTACCAAGCACAACATCATTGTTTGTAAGAAAACTTGTAGAAGTACATAACAATAGCGTAGAGGAAGAGGGTAGAATAGATGCAAAACAAGTGTTGTCAGCTCTTATGTCTGTGGCAAAAGCAACAAGAGAGAATCCGATGGACTTTGCATATGAGGTTAGAAGATCACCAAACGAAGCATTGACAGCGATAGTTAACGTAATGGACAGAATTTATGGTAATGATCAAGTTTTAACGAATGCAAAGTTATTAGAAATAAAAGGTCCAGTAGAAGGTATAACAATAGAAACATTAGCTCACAATGTGTTAACTATACAAAATGAAAATGAAAGATATTGGACTAGGTATATAAGCACAAGCGCAACTGTAGAAAAGAGTGTTGTTGACGGTGTACTAAAATCAATAAAAGGCAATGAAGATGTTATCAAAGAAGTTGTAAGAGTGTACAACACTTTGTTTCAAGACAAAAACCCTGGTAGCAGCAAAGACAGATATGATGCGGCTAAAGCTATCTTTCAAACTATATTGTCTGCTAATAATAAAGGTGTTTTAATTGACATAGACTCTATGCTTAGTAAAACTATGATATACAAAGGCAAAAGACAATCAGTGTCAGATATATTATTTGATAATACAATAAACAAGTTTGGTAATCCAGAATTAAAAAACAAATTTATAGTTAGACATATTAGTAAGAAAAAAGGTTTTGCTGATGAAATAAACAACAGAAAAGTTTTAGGAACCTTTCATGGTAATCAATCTGATATAAGAACAATATTAACGCATGGGGTCATAGCATCTAGAGCGACTAATTATTTATCTATGGTAGATAATGTAGATATGGATGGTGTTAGTATATTCAACAAGGAGAATGGTTTGCGAAACAGAGCTGATAATGTTGAAAGAATATTTAACGAAGATATACAGCTAGACAAAAACGATATAATGCATCATGATAATAACATATATAGTTTGATGGCATTACGTAATAAAAACAAAGATGGTAAAAAAACTTTTCACTTTACTATACATTCTGGTTTAATGCGCAGACTTATCAATAAAGCCTCTGGCATAAAAAACAAAGACAACAGAACAAAAAAGTTTACAGATATAAATCCTGATGAATTAGTTGCAGCAGACTTCTTTATGTTTTTAAATAGATATAATGACGGTATAAAGAATAATGAAAAGGTTATTCGGTACGATCAGCCTATTGCTGTGTTTTCTGACAAAAGCAGAAGGTATTATATAGAAAGTATAGCTGCTCATAATCCTGCGATGAGAAAACTATTGTTGTCAAAAATAGAAAACAATCCTGCGTACAAAGCAAAATACAAAAATGGTGATCGTGTATTTCCATATGATATTGTTAATGGCAAAATAAAACAAATGCCACAGTTGCTTAAAAGATGGAGAGACTACGCAAACAAAAACAAAGAGTTGTTTAAGAATAATAACGCTCTTAAAAAAGGTGTGTTTCAAGAAGGTGCAGTAGAAGCGTTTTTAACTTCTTATATTGCTAATAAATTTATGGCACAACAACTGTTTGTTCATGATCATAGACAATCTAAAGATCAGGTGGACTATATAAAACGTGCTGCAGGAGCTATAGCTAGTCACACTGTGTTTGATAGAAATACTACAGTAGAGTTTGTAGTAACAAAAGATTATTACGAAACAAAAGATGGTGACATACTAACAGAAGATCAGGCAAAAAAACAATTTGGCGATAATTGGAAAGACAATGTAGCGATTGAAAATGATGCTATGGGTTACGTGTTGCCAGAAGAAGCAAAGATGATAAGAGCAAGGTATGGTGAGTCACAGAATGTAGGTAATGTGTTTAAGTTTGTATATCATTACACACAATTAGAAGGTCCGCAAAAGGGTAGGACTACATACATGAAGTTTGCGGTGCACACACTAACACCAGAGTTAGAAGCAAAAAGTGAGTATTTAAAAAACATAGGTGATGTATTAAGAGCTAGAACACAAGAGATAAGAGCAATAGGAGCTAACGGAGGTTTGGTTATTGCAGCATCAGAATCTGCAGCAAAACTATACTCAGGAGGCAACAGGGTAATACACGATATTAGTGAAGGATATGACATAGCTAACATAATGTGGATATGTAGGTTTATCAGGTGAAGGTTTTGGTATACAGTTAGAGTTAGACAAACAAACAGACGAAAGATTCTTTCCTTCGCAATTGTTCTACAACTTGGCAACAAACATAGCGCCCGAAGAACAAACTACATTAAACACCATGCTTTCACTTAGACAAAGAGTTATGGAAGAAAACAATGCTAGTAGAAACGCAAGCTTAATTATGAACGACAAGGGTACAGAATCAGATGTAATAAAGGAAAGAGATTCGTTTAAGTCTTCAGTGTCAGCTGATATATTTGATGTGCTTGTTGACAACACATATGAAAATCTAGATCCAAGATATCCGTATTTAAACGCTGTACATAATTCTATAGCTACAGGTCGTATAACGCATAAAGGCACAAAGATGTACACAAAGGGATCTATAGGTTATCAATCCGCTAGTCTAGGCATGGGTCTAAAGTTTTATGAAGAAGGTTTGTTTGCAGAGGATCCATCTATAGTAGCTTCAGAAGCGATAGTTCCTGGCTACTTGCAAGATCAGGGGGTTAAGGTTGGTGATTTGTTTATTGGAACAAGGGTGCCTGCACACGGTAAAGTAAGTAGTGCGGTGTTTGTAGTAAAAGATTTTCATAAGAAAATAGGTGACACACCTACTTCAAATATTACTATACCTTCTTGGGTTAGTAAGTATTGGGGTGCTGACTTAGATGGCGATAGTATACATATGAATTTTAAATACACACCTGAAGAGGTAAGTGAGAAGTCTTGGAGAAAACTATCTAATGATTTCTTTGATGCATATGTAAAACTTATTAGTAGATCAGAGAAAGAGGGTGAGATACAAGCTGACATAGATTTTGAGAAAGATGCAGAAGCCGCAATAGCAAAAGTATTTAAAGGCAAGAAACAAGATTCACAATTAGAACCAACAGGTGATGCACAAATGTTTGCAGACAATGTTCCAGCTAAAAATTTAGTAGGTATGATTGCTTCATTAATGAGATCATTCAATGTATTTTCTAATAGTCAGGACCCTCTACCTTTTAAAATAACAATTAAAGGGGAAAAGGGCGCAGTAACGCATGATAAGTTTTACGATGACGCAACAGCAGAAAACGGTGTCGGTAACTGGTATGGTGTTGCACAACTATTAAACATAGCTTTAGATAATGCAAAACATCAATACGCTAGTAAGCTTGGCATGAACATGCAAAGTGTGTTTTCTTATGTATTATTAAGAAGGCTTGGTTATTCACTAAACGATTTAGCTGTCTTGTTTAACTCTCCTATAGTTAAAAAATACATGGAGTTTAAAAGAAACAGCAGTTCTGATTACGTTTCAAGAGATAGCGACATCAAAGATATGTTTATAGAAAAAGATAGTATGAACGAAAATCAATTGATAAAGTTTCTTAAAGAAAATAAATTAATTAGTGGAAATAAAAAAACACAATTTTCTTATGTAAATAATTTTATTATAAAACCTTTTCTTGTGAGTAAAGAAATATCTTTAGATTTAAATAAATTAAATACAAAGCAACAACAGGAACAAGCGGTTTTAATGTTGTATGCATTAGATAGATATAAAAAGTTTGCAGTAGATCCAATATCAAAAGCTTTCACGGTACATCAAACTATTGAAAAGAATCCACTTGAACTAAAGAAAATAAGAGACGGTATACAACAGGCGCAAGGTGTAGTTGACATATCTATGTTAGGCAGAGAAAGATTTACATATACGTTTACTGATCAAACTAAAAACAATTTTATAATTGATCATGCTACTAAGTTGTTTGATTCTGTGTTACAAAGAGCTGAAAGAACAGACGTACGATACTCCCCGTATATGCAAAGAATACTTACTATACCTGCTTCGGTAGATTTTCTTGAGGCGACAAGGTTCGGGGAACTAAAAGCAGAAATTGTAAATCAGGTTATAGTAAATAACATAAAAGAACAATTTACATTCTTGAATGATGTAAAGTCCGAGACAGTTTTAGTACAACAGTTTCAAGCATTAAAAGACAGTAATCCTGATAACGCTTTCTTGAGAGATGTAATAGAAGTAGGAGAACGTAAAGGCCAGAAGTACATTGTAATGAATAGAGCAAAGATTACAGAGTTTACATCTTATAAAGCTATAGAACAGTATAAACAATCATTTGGACAATTATCAGAAGCCGAACAAAATTTAATATTTGAAATAGAGTATGCGTTCAATAGGTTTGGATTATCAGGTGGTGCTGGTAAAGCATCTTCATTTGTACCATTTTTTAGTAATGAGTATGTAGAAAAAATAAACACTGCAATGTCTGCTTTAACACAGGACAATCAAAATAAACAACCTGACTTTACAAAAGGCCCTGTACCACAAGAACTAGAAAACGCTATAGCAGATGTAAAAAGAAGGCAGTCGGGTGCGCAAAACATGACACCAGCACAGAAAACAAAAATGCATGCAAGAGAAAACAACAACATAAATTTACCAAAAGCAAAAAAAGTTATACCAGCAGACCAATCATACAACGGTGATTACTTAGGTGGTGACGTAGAGGTTTTATCTTTTGATGACTTCTTGCGTGATAAAGGTATAGATCCAGCTAAGTTAAATGAAGAAGATCAAACATTAAAGAATCTGCGAGATCAATACACCGCGTACTTAAATCAACTAAAGACAGTAAGAGAGTTTGAAGAAACACTAACAAGGAAACCACTTAGCGAGTATACAATAGAAGGTCTGTATGACTTAGCAAGAGATTTTGGTAAGTTCCATGCTGCTGCATCTAAAAGTATTAGATATAAGATAGAAAGAGAGATAGGTCAAAAAGCATTTCAAGAACAAGCAGAGTTTTTAAGAAAAAAAGGTAAACAACAAGATTATGAGTACAACATACCTGGTGTAGACGGTACACCACAACAAGATCTTACTAACTTTCAAGCTTGGTTGGGATCTAACAATATGACATCTAATAGGCCAGAAATACAATACCTTATAAACGAAGCACAAAAACAATATAGAAAATATATAAGAAGTTTTAAAGAGCACAAAAGACTATTGGAAGAAAAGAATAGAGCTCTAGTTAGATCAAAGTTACGTGGGCTTACTGTGTTAGAAAGACTACAAAAAGAATTCAGTAGACAAGATCGTTACAGGTTTATTTATGGTAACATAGCTTCTGTAGAAGATGGTAAAGTAAGACTATTTACTGAACAAGAAATAGTAGAAAGGGGTGTAGATTTGACCAAAGAAGAAAGAGAATATTACATAAGATACAAAGCTTTAGGTGAGGTTATGTTATCAGCAAATGATGGTAAAGCAAATATAAATGCTGGTCAGTTAGGTGTGCTTGAACACATGGGAAGAAGTGGATTGTTTGGACTTTATAGCACAGCTATAGACGGGCAAGACTATCATAGAGTAAGAGTCAAAGGTATAGACAAAAATGGTAAAAGAGTATTTAAAACGTTTTACGAATGGAGATATGATGTATACAAAGGCAGAACAAGTAAACTTACATTAGATTCTGGTAGACAAATATTTGAGCTTGATAAGTTAAGACGTAAAGCAAAACAGTTGAAAGCAAAAGGTATACATGAAGATGGTGAAAAAATTATGTTGTCTGATATGGAGTACGATGCATTAGTTAATGATGGGCATATGATGAGAAGACTATTAGGTTCTGAAAACTTAACTGACTTTGATCAAGAACTAATAAAAGAATATGAAAGAAGAAAAGGTGTCAAAGCACAAGATGTATCATATGATATAAACACAGCTATGTTAGAATTTATGCGCGGTCATTTATTTTACAACGGAGATGGACAATACAAATTAGAAAACAACGAGGTGGTAGCAAGAGAAGACAGGTTTACTGGTATGGGTGATTTAGCTATACTCACTGATTCTATTATAGCATTTAATAAAAATTTGGATAACAAAAATGCCGTTAAATATTTGACTGGTTGGTGGAAAGAAGGTTTCTTAACTATGGGTCAAACGCAAGAAGGTGCATTAGGTAAAACAGGTGATAAAGTTATAGACACTTTTGTAAGACTTACATCGCTTAGATTATTAGGTTTTAATATGTCTGTTGGTATTGGTAACTTACTAGCAGGTAAATACCAAGAGTTACGTAAACGTGGTGGTAAACAGTTTATATTAGGTGAATCTAGATATTGGAGAAACTTGAAAAGATCAAGAGAAATATTAAAAGACTTAAGAGTAGTGGATTATAGCTTTGACGAATTTATACATTTGGCAGAACAAAGTGGACCTGCAAAACAACTAGAAAAGTTTTCGTATTTATTTATGGATTATACAGAAGGGTACATACAAGGTGCAGCATTTTTAGGTATGTTAACCGAACAAGAATTTAACAATCCAGAAACAATAAGTGAAGAAAGAATAATGCAGATCAACCATAAAATATCAACACTGCATGGCGAGGGTTACACATCATTAGACGCAAGTCTCTTATCTATGTATTCTTATGGTAGAGCATTATTACAATTTAAAAAATGGTTCATAACATTATTCAAAGACAGGTTTGCGGCAGAAGATATAGATAGATTTGGTGATGTTAATATAGGAAGTTACCGTGCTTCATCTGAATTTGTAACCGATTTGTTTAGAAGATATTTTGCAGGTGGTATAACAAAACAAGAAATAATGAAGATATATGACAATGCAAGTGATACTAGAAAAGCAGCAATACGTGCACATGCAAGAGGAGTAGGTCTTGGTCTAACAGTATTGTCACTAATTGCAATATTAGAAGATGACGATGATCCAGACACAGCAACAATAAAAACACTTAAGAAGTTCTCTAACGATATATTTGTTACTACTGATGCAAGAAGATTTTTAAACTACACTATAGTACCAGCTTCTTATGGTACTGCAAAAAATACTATGAAAGCTATAAGTCAAGCTACATCAGGAGAAAAAACGCAACGTAAAAGCGAATACGCAGATAGAGGACAATCCAAAGCATTGAAAACATTTATGACAGAAGTTTTACCTGGCGCAGAAGTTAGAAAACAAATAGCAAGACTTGGTGAAGAATAAATAATATAATTTGATTATATTTGTAAAAAATAATACATGAACGTAAACGATTTATTTAAAGCTTCTTTTGGGCAGTTCGGGTCAGTGTATTTAACTGGTGACGGTGCACAGTTAGATTTAGATGGAGCAACTGCAAATAGATTTGTAATAGCTATAACTATGTTAGAAACAGTAACGTTTCAAGAGCTACAGACTTTAGATAATTTAGTTGGTTCTATTACAACAGAAACAACACAATCACAAATAGATGATGCTTTTGGGGCTGTTACAGATGATGGTAATAATGATCAAACAGAAATAACAACATCTCATACATTTCCAAAAGGTGTCACTATATATGGTAAATGGGACTTTGTTGAATTAAATTCTGGTTCTTGTATTTGTTACTTAGCACCAGTTGGATATTAAAAAATAAAAATTATGAACGAATTTGATTTAGGAAAATATGGGGCTGTTTTTACAGACACAACAGATTTATTTACAGCTCCAGATGGTATGGCTATAGGTGCAATACATTTTGTGGCTGGAGGCACGCTTAATACTTTAACAGCTTATGATACGGATGAAGGGCATAGAAGATACTTTAACACAGCAAACGCTGCACACGCATCTGGAACTATACAAGAGGGCACAGGGGGTATTCAGCTAGATAATGCAGCTATATTTACCACGGGGTCTACTATTTACGGAAGATGGAAAAGTGTAAAATTACAAGCTGCAGATCCTAATGGAGGTATTATAATGTATTTAGTACCAAGAACAGGAATATAACATGGGTTTTATACAGAAATTAGCAAAAAGGAATCCAAGGGTTTACAAAAAATCTATTGAAGAAAAGCCTGACTTAATTGTAAAAGACAACGTAGCATATCAAAAAATAAAACCAAAAAAGAAAAATTTTTTATATTATATAAATCCTAAAAACTGGTAACATGGTATTAGGTTTAGGTTTATCAAACGAACTATTAGAGTATCCGCCAACCTGGACACCAATGGATGGTATATTATCTGTTCGCTTACAGCTTTGGTTGCAAGGAGGTGAAGGAGTTTCAGCATCTGCATGGCTTGATTCCTCTAATGCAGGAAACGATGCAACACAAACTTTAGCAATATATCAGCCTACGGTATCTGGTAATCCAGAAGGCTTAGATTTTGACCAAACAGGCGAGCCGCAATTTCTAAATTTTAACACAATTACCGTACTAGAAAACCAAGATTTTTCATTTGCTTTTGTAGTAAAACTAGATGAAAATACCAATCAAGTTTTGTTTTCTGATAGTAATAATGAATTTTTAGAAATTCAGAACAACAGAAGTTTTAGAATTAAAACTAATAATCCTAGTAACAAAACTACAAATCTAAAATCTAATTCATCTGTATTTACGACAGGAAGCACAAAAATTATATATTTATCAAGATCAGTAACTGGAGTTTTTACATGGAGGATTGATGGGCAATTAATTGTTGTAGATTCTGCTACCTCTTCAAACGTAATTAACACAGGGGGATTTGACATACAAAATCTATGCATAAGAAATGATAACGACAGAGGTTTAGATGGTCTAGTACGTGAAGTTATATTTTATAATGGCCTAGAATTAACTAGAACACAAAGCAGAAATTTACATCAATATTTAGCTGATAAATACGATATAACAAACAATCATGAATAATAACATATGAAAAAAATTATTTTTATATTTATGTTTTTATCTATAAGTTTTTGTGTCAAGGCGCAGGAACAAATTTCATTATATTTAAAAAATTATAATTTAGAAAAATCTATAAAAAAACAGTTAAAGTTTGCCACATTTTATACGGCCGTAAACGGAGGTACTTCAAAATCTGATTTAAAAACGTTTTCTATTACTTCTGGGTCATTACAAGAAAATATTATAGAAACACCATACGATTATTCCTTAACAATAGGACTTAGAAAAATTGCTAGGTTTGGTTATGAAAACAAAGCAAATACGTTTTATGACGGCACGGAATCAAATTACACAGATGCTGCTACTGTTGGTAAGGTTCAGGGGTTTGAGTATCTTTTTGAAATAGATTATGCTAGACAACAGGGCGTAGAGTACATAGATCAACATCATTTTATAAGATATAGTTCGGATGATGATTGTGAAGGTCCATTATGTGTTGACCATTTTGCAGCTAAAGTAGAATATTTGAAAGATGGTTTTGCAGACGTAGAATATTTTGAATTATCGGAAAGATATAGACATAAACATAGTAAAGATTTAGCTTTTAGCATAGGTTTCACACACAGACTTGCAGAACCATATGGATATAATCCGTTGCAAGAATGGATCTTGGATAATGGGAATCTACATTACACTTACTTAGCAATACAAGAAGGGTACACAATAGATGTTGTAAATAGTGAGTATAAAGATCCTTCTGGAAACCTAGTTGCTACAAGTCCAGAGGTTTGGAAAGAAGTTGTAATACCACAAGTACTGTCAGATTATACAGAAAAGAAAAGAAGCGAGCTAGAAAGAATTATACAACACTCTTTAGTTATTGGTTTTGATTACTATAAATATAATAAAAACACATGGTTACATGCGTGGGGTAATTACATGCCTTGGCACTATGATGATGGTAATGAATTTTCTTATCACAATTATATAGATGATGATCAGTGGTATGATTATACGGCAGGTTTAATATATGGAATAAAAGTAAACAAAAGCTTAGGATATTTTGTAGAAGGTAAATACAATAAGTACTGGAATAGAGAATGGTACGATTTTAAATTAGGTGTTAATTATATAATATTTTAGAAATGAAAAAAATAATTTGTAAATTTGTAAAAATAATAACTTTTGGAAAAATTTGTTTAAGCAACTGTTATTGTAAGAAAAAATAAAAATGGCTAAAGAGTTAAGCGAAGATACATCCTTTCAGATAAGTGTTAAAACACTTGGGGGTATTGCTGCCTTAATCGCAACATTAGTTGGTATGTGGTTTACGTTACAAGCTGACATTGCTGAAGCAAAAGAGTTGCCTGCACCGCCAGATCCAGAGGTTACAAGAATGGAGTTTGACATGAAAGATCAAATGATACGTAATACAATAATAGATACACAAAAAGACGTAGAAGAAATAAAAAAGACTTTAGAAAAAATTGAAGATAAATTGTATAACAGATAATGGAAGAGTCAAATGTTGATTGGAGATTATATGTTGTGTATTTTACTATTATACTTTTTATATTGTTCTCTAACTCAGCCTTCGGACAAGTTAAAATAGCATACTTCAATGCTGAATGGAATAAGACTAACGGTGTAGAATGGATAGATAAATTAAATGATGTTAAAACTATATCTTATATAGACATAGCAAGTCAAAAAGAATTAGCTACAAAACATAAAATAGCTGTAATACCTACTATTATAATATTTAAAGATAATGAAGAGGTAATGAGATTTCAAGCTGATTTAAGTTTTAAAATGGTTGCAACAAGAGAGGAAGTACAAGAAGAAATAGATAATCAAATGATGAGTGATTTTTAAATATGAAAAATATATTCTTAACAATACTATTATTACCTTTATTTGTTTTCGGTCAAAAAGATTTTGTTATACATTTAACTACTGACAGCTATCCGTCAGAAACAAGATGGGTGTTGTTCGCGGACAGTTTTCAAGGACCAATTATTGCCGAAGTGCAATATGGACATTACACTTTACAAAATACAACTCATACAGATACGGTATTATTAGCGGACAGCATAACCAATATATCTTGGGTTATATACGACTCGTATGGTGATGGTATACCAGGAGGTAGTTATTATGTTTCTGTGTGTGAAGACACTATAGTTAGTTATCCAAATCCTACATTTACAACTGGTTTAATTCATAATAGAGTGGTGCCACAATGCATGCCTCAACCTCCTCCTTGCGTTCCTGCTAAAGTTATAATAAACTTAGATCAGTATCAAGGAGAAACTAGTTGGGATATAAAAGACAGCAACGGTGTAGTGTACGCACAATCAGTTACTTATGCAGGTAATCCAGATTATGCTACTATTATAGTACCTGTATGTATACCAAAAGGAGATCTTATATTTACTATATATGATAGTTATGGTGACGGATTAAATGGTTCTTTATGGCAAGGTCAAGATGGCTCTTATTTTGTAAAACAATGTAATGATACTCTAGTATACGGTACAAATCCTGCTTTTGGTAATGATACATCACATGTATTTGCTTCTGATTCATGTCCACCTATATATGGGTGTACAGATGATGATTACGTAGAGTGGAATCCATTTGCTGATGTAGACGATGGAAGTTGTCAAACTTTAAAAATATATGGATGTATAGATTCTACAATGTTTAATTATGATCCAAATGCTAATACTATGGATATGATTGCAGATTGTGAGTTTACTTTAGTCCTACATGACTTAATGGGTAATGGGTGGGTAGGCTCACATTTAGTTTTAAATCATCCAGATAGTGTGTATCACTTCAACCATACAGGTGGGTTCAATGATGAATATCAAATCAATTTATCTGCACCAGCTCCAATGGAGTTTATATTTCATATATCTTCTCAAGCAGCATTAACAACTATAGAGTGTGGTTTTACATTTATAAATCCTGAAGGTGATACCTTAATAAGTATAAAACCGCCTTTTATACAACCACTATTTCCTTATGGATTAGTTACTAATTGTGGAAATACATGCGAAGAAAAAGTGTATGGATGTTTAGATTCACTAGCAATTAATTATAATGAAGAAGCAAATACTAGTGACACTAGTTGCTATTACACGCCAGGTTGTACTAACTCTAGTTATTTAGAATATTATACACAAGGTTTTGTAGCTGATTACGATGATGGTAGTTGTATTACAAAGGCTGTTTGGGGCTGTATGGACACAACAGCATTCAACTATGATTCAACTGCAAATATAGACAACGGAGGATGTATTCCTGTGATATACGGATGTATGCAGCCTCTTGCTTATAACTATAACCCTAATGCAAACACTGCAGATACTTGTATAGCATTTTTGTATGGTTGTACTGACCCTACAATGTTCAATTACAAACCGTTAGCAAATGCTGATGATGGTAGTTGTGTGCCTTATGTTTTTGGCTGTACAGATTCAACAATGTTTAACTTTAATCCACTAGCAAATGCTGACAATAATTCTTGCATACCTTATATTTATGGTTGTACTGACCCTAGCATGCTTAATTACAACCCACAAGCAAACACTGAAGATTTTAGTTGTATCGCTTATATATATGGTTGTACCGATAGTTCTGCTTTTAACTATGACTCATTGGCTAATACTGATAACGGTTCGTGTATATCTATTGTTGAAGGATGTATGGACCTCAATGCGTACAACTACAATGAACTAGCTAATATAAACGACACATTATCTTGTTTATATGATGCGGGTTGTATAACTGGACCAGGAGTACCATATTGGTTAAATGATCCGTGCTATGAATGGGTAATATCTGTTGACGAATATTGTTGCAAAAATCAATGGGATAATATATGTCAACTAACTTACAATTATTGTGACGGCTCTTATTATGGTCCAATTCCAAAGCGTGCAAATAAAAAATTGATTGCAATAACAGATCTATTAGGTAGGTCTGTAAACAATATTAAAAATAAATTAGTTATCTTTATATACGATGACGGAACAACAGAAAAAAAATTAATAAAAAAATGGCAATACTTACAACAATAGATGGTATACCTTTGTATAGCACAAGCGCAGAAGCTTTGGCGTATGCAGCAGCAAATGGCTTGACAGGTTTTCACACACATAATTATCAAGGACAAATAGGATATATGGGTGGTGCTACACATGGACAAGCAGCTACACCATCTTCAGGTTTTAATCCAAATAATCAAACTAACACACCCCCTGCAACAAGCTCTGCTGGTTTTACTGGTGGAGGAGGTGGTGGCGGAAGTTACTAAATAATTAAATATGTTAAGCAAAATATTTTCAGCAGGAGCTGGAGAACTAATAAAAAATGTAGGTGGAGTTATAGATAATCTACATACATCAGCAGAAGAAAAAGCAGACGCTGAAAGAAAAATAAAAGATATGATAATGGGTTACGAAGCAGAAATGCAAAAACAGGTAACTGAACGATGGAAGGTGGATATGGCTTCTGATTCTTGGTTATCAAAGAATATTAGACCACTAGTGTTGATATTTTTATGCGTATCTACCGTGCTTTTGATATTTATTGATGCTGGTGTTATATCTTTTGAAGTTAAAGCATCTTGGGTAGATTTGTTACAATTAGTTTTGATAACTGTAATTGGTGCGTATTTTGGTGGTAGATCATTAGAAAAAGTTAAAAAATGACAGACGACTTAGATGAAGAAGTAAAAGAAATTATACATGAGTCTATGACAAACTCATATATGATTATTACAAACAAGCTAACTTTTGAAGATTTGTTAGATTATAACGGATGTGCTTTACCATTTAACCCTAAAAAAAAGATAGATAACAAAGTAATTGATAAAATAATTGATTATTTTTGTGAGTTGGAAGAATATGAGAAGTGCAGTGAGCTTAAAAAACTTAAAGATTCTAAAAAATATAAGAAAAATTTCATAAATTTGTAAAAAATAAAAAACTATGCCGCAAAATTATACATTAAACGCAAGTATGAGCATGACTGCTAGCTCTGCAACGGGTTATTCACAGTCACAATCTGGAGCATATACATTAAATATAACAGGAGTAGATCAAGTAGCAACAGGAAGAATTGATGTTGCACACGATGGTGATTCAACTATTATGGCTGCACCTGGACATGGAAGATTTATTTATGTAAAAAATATAGACGATACTAATTTTGTTGTAATATATGACGGAGCTTCTTCAGCTAACGATATTATAGGTATACTAAAGCCAGGCGAGTTTTTAATGACAGTAATTAGAGGAACAGGCACAACAACTGCAAGAGCAAATACTGCAACAGTTACAGTTGAATACGCTGCAGTAGAAATAGATTCAAACGCATAAAAAATAAAATATGGCAACACAATCATTGACAATATCAATAACAGGTTCTGTAACTTTAGTAGATGCAACAGGAACAACAGTATTTTCATACTCTCCTAACTTTACTACAGATGCAACTACAGTTGACTCTGCATTAATATCTACAGGAGAAATACTTACTAACGGTACATCAGATACAACTATTAATTTAGCAAGCCACAATAAAGATCGTATATACACATTTATAAAAAATGTTGATACGGATTATCCAATTGCTGTAAAACCAGATGGTGATGTAATTGCTGACTTAAAACCTGGAGAATGTTTTGTATCACCTATACACGTAGATGGAGCTGGCGATGGATCTTCAAATTTAGATATTGCAGCCACTACAGCCGCACAAAAAGTACAATATCTATTGTGTGACGGAGCTGATACTGGACACGGTTCAGATGACTAAAATATAAGGGGAAAGGCATACATGTAAAAGTTCTCTGAGTACCCTAAAATATAAATAATATGAAACTTAAAGTATTAAGATTTAGTAGCCAGGAGGACAGTACTTCTGGCTTACTTTTTTTAGAAGGAGATTTAGGTCTTGAATTTCTGTGTTATACACTAGAAGATGAAAGAAGAGCACTAAAAATAAAAGGAGAAACAAGGGTACCTGCAGGTATATACGAAATAAAATTAAGAACAGAAGGTGGTTTTCATGCTAAATACAAAAAAAGATTTGCTCCAATACATAAAGGGATGCTACACGTTATTGACGTGCCAAATTTTAAATGGGTACTTATACATACTGGTAATACTGATGAACATACCGCTGGATGCCTTTTGGTTGGCGACTCGCAAGAAAACAATATCATCATCAAAGATGGTTTCATTGGAAAGTCAAGTAATGCGTACAAGAGAATATATCCAAATATTGCTAAAGCGATAGAAAGAGGCGATAGAGTTACCATACAATATATAGATTTAGACCAAAACATCTAAAATGAAATTCATAGGACAATTTATACAAAATTTTATTGCAAGGTTTCGTAATGATGTTTTTTTGGATGATGTTGAAACAGGAACTATTGCTAGTGGTGGTAATTTAGGTTTAGATTCTAACAATAAAATTGTAAAAGCAGCCGTTCCAACTGATACTAACACGAATCAATTAACAACTTTTACGTTAACTGGTGATAGTGGTAGTGATCAAACTATAGCTCATGGTAATACATTAGATGTAGCTGGTGGAAATGCTATTACTACTGCTGTCAGCGCTACTGATACAATTACTATTAATCATGACGATACATCATCTCAAGCCAGTGTAAATAACAGTGGTAGAACATTTATACAAGATATACAGTTAGATACTTATGGTCATGTAACAAGTATAACCTCTGCTACAGATTCTGACACACATGTTGGTGATATAACAGGAGTTACTTTTATGACTGATGATGAAAACCAAGCTTCAGATACAGCTGGTTCTGCTGATTTTGGAATAGCAGGTGGCGAAGGTATAGATACAAGTTCATCTGGCACTGTTATAACTATAGCTGGTGAAGATGCTACAACGTCTAACAAAGGTATTGCTAGTTTTAATAGTAGTCATTTTAGCGTAAGCTCAGGTGCTGTAAGCTTAAGATCACCAGCAATAGCTAATTATTCTCTAATAAGTTCGTCTGGTACTGTAACAACTAGCACCACAGCAGGAGAAGCAAATGCAGTGGTAATACCATATGACACAGAAGATTTAGTATCTTCTACTAACACTGTATTGTTAACAGGCTCAAGTGGTTTAACAGGTATTTCTGGTAGTTCTTACGCTTGGTATTCAGAAACACAAGGTGATTGGGAATATCAATGGAATGTTATGACTAATACAAATATAGTAAACAATAGAATTTTAAATGGCGTTAAATTACAAAGAGGTACCCACAATGGCAGTACTATGACTTGGACTGATTATGATCCATCTACTTCTTTTATATATGACAGAGGTACTGGTACCGTAAGAAAAGGATCTACTACAAATCAAACTTTAGTTACACAAGGTGCAACTCAATATTACTGGAGATTAGTAATTTGGAAAGAAGCTGCGTCAAATGCTTCAATGAATGCTATAACCGTAGTAACAGGTGTTAGTTTAATAGCAAAACAAATAAGTTAATAAAATATAAAATATGCCGTACATTAAAGATAAATATAGAGGTAAAGGTGCACAAATTAGATCTAATTTTGTAGCAAGAGAAAAGAATACAGCAAAAAAAGACAGCGCACCTGTTGGTTTAACAAATCAACAAAGAGATCAAATTGCTACAAATAATTTTAGGTCTTTTTCTAATGAAACAGCAAGAGGTCAATCTTTGAATATTACGGGAGTGTCTACCTCAGCACCCACCCAATTACAATCTAAGATTAGAGGTTTTCAAATAGAAGAAGCTAATGTTGCGCTACGAATATTAGACCTACAACAAGGAGCTTCTTTAAATAATATTGTAATTCATAATCATCATACTAGTGACGCTAATATAAATATATATTGGAGTCCAGGAGACCAAACAAGAGCTACGTTTGACATATCAACTGGATATATAACAGCTTTTAAAGGAGTTTCTTTAATAACTTTATTTGGCGATAGTTTTTCTGCAAATGCAACAGTATCATTAGAAGATTTGGTACAACATACGTATAAAAATATTTCAAATCCAATAACTTTTTATGCGGTTTCTTCTGTGGTCGGACCAAGCATAACAATTAGTTCAACTGATGAATTATCCCAATGACACATACTGTGTACCTATATGGTTAAGCGACTGGACATTTAAAGACAGTAAAAATAAAATTTATAAATTAAACAATCAAGTAGTAAAGGGCTATAATAAAGAAGAAATATTTACGAATCCTAAAATTGTTAATAAGCTTGTTAATAAAATTAAAGGAAGGCGATCAAAACAAAAGCTTGTTGCCTTAAATTTAACACTAACAAGTCAACACGGTTATGGTGTTGAAGAAAATTAAACAATTTTACAATGTCTTTAAATGATAAAATAAGAGAATATTTATTACAAAATCCTAATTTATTACGCAGTAAATATGCGGATACAGCAAAAAAATTTGGGACTAATTATGAACAGATAAGAACTATAGCCAGAGCGTTAAGAAAAAAAAATCCAGACACAGAACCAAAAGAAAAAGAAGTAATTAATTTTCAAGAAACTAAATCTAATGCTGTACTTACTGCAGAAAATTGCACAAGGGTAAAATCTTTAGAAGATTTGTTAGCAGCATGTGAGGTAGATTTAGATTTGTGGGATGTAGAAAAATATGATATAGGAACTTATGAGGTAACTGGTTTTGATAATGATCGTAATCCTGTTACGGTTACCATGTATAGAACAAAAGCATGGTTAAAAAAAATAAAACAAGATCTAAATATAAAAAAAATTAAACAAGAACTTATTGAAGATCTACGTAACATATCGCCAATAGTTTCAAAAAAAGATAGAAAAAGACCAAGTGATAGAAAAGATTTACATTTATTAGAAATATCTGCATTTGATTTGCATTTAGGTAAAATAGGTATCAAAGGAGATGAATATAGTTTAAAAATTGCTGAGGAACGTCTTTTAAGCGCGATAGAACACCTTTTGTATAGGGCCAAAGGGTTTTATATAGATAAGATACTTTTTATCGTAGGACAAGATTTATTAAATTCAGATGGAGATTGGCCTTTACCTGCCACAACAAAGGGAACACCACAGTTTAACAGTGATTATCACATAGATATGTATAGATCAGCTAGAAAACTAATGATAAAAGCTATAGATATATTAAGTGAGGTTGCAGATGTTCATGTTATGGTAATACCAGGTAATCACGATAGAGAGTCTGTCATGCATCTAGGGGACACATTAGAGTTGTATTATGAAAACAATGAAAATGTAAAAGTGGACAATGGAGATTGCTTAATGAAAGCCTTACCTTACGGTAATAATCTTATTATATCAGATCATGGTGACGGTCCTAAAACAAATGATTTACCAGGTATTATAGCTCAAAGGTTTAAGAATCTTTGGAGCAATACGGTATATGTAGAGGTACATAGAGGACATTATCATACCAATAAAGCTATGAAATTACAAGCAATAGAAGAGTTAAATGGTATAACAATTAGAAATTTATCCTCTATGTCTGCCACAGATTATTGGCATGATAGTAAAGGGTTTATAGGTAACATTAAAAAAGCACAAGCTTTTATATATAGTAGGCAAAATGGACTGCAAGGTATATTAAACTTTAACGTTAGCGTTTAAGTTTTAGTATATGTCTGTCTATTTTTTTTACCCACTTTAACAAATACTTTCTGTATTTTTCCCAATATCTTATTTGTTTTTGTTTATTCATACCAAACTTTATATACTTTTACACCATTATAAGTGGTACATGCGAGTTCTTTTCTTTTTATTTTTTGTATCACTATCTGACTTGGATCCATGTATTTTGGATTTTTGCTGTTTAATTTTCTTTTTTTTGGCATAATTATTTAAATTATTGATTAATGATTTATTTTGATCTGTTTTTACAAAATCATATACATACGCTATTATTAGAAATAACGTAAATGAAATTATTAAGAAGGCTAAGTATTGCATTTTTCTAATTTTTCAAGTTCAAATTGTAAGTGTGCTATAGCTTTTTTAATACAGTCAACTGGTGATTTATGTTTGCGATTAGCACGTAAAAGGTAAGTTACTGCAGTCCCGCAGTTGTAAGAAAGATCAAAATCTTCTACAACTTTACGGGCTTCGTATTTATGTATTTTTCCTATATAATAAGAAGGTATTCTTTCGTCTGCAGTTGTATCAGCAATATAGCCGTTTCTACCTACCTCCCAATAGTATTTGTTGTGTTCTGTCATTAGTCTAATTTAGTTTTAAAGTGATCTATAATTTTATTCATTTGTCTTTTATAAAACAATTCAAAATCTACATATTCCATTTGCCCTGTATCTCCATTAATAGATTTTGGTTGTGTTTTTTCCCATAGTTTATACAATACGCCACGCATTCTTTGACTCGGTGTTTTTTCATTAAACTCATTTGTTGCTGTAGCTTTTTCTACAGCATCAATTTGATCTTGATTAATGTTATTTGTAGATATTAATACATATCCTGGTTTTTTGATTAAACTAAAAAGATTAACCATAGTTTCGTGTGCTAACTCAGGAGTACCTACAAATATACGTAGGCTCCCGTCAGCTAAGGTGCTAACTTTATCTATACCACCTTCAAATACAACTGAATGTTTCATAATATATCTTCTGTCATTATGTGAATAGTTCGTTTTGATTTTTTGTCCAAGTAATCAAATCCTTGACCTGGCCAATAATTATTATCTACACAATATTTGTATATTTCTAGATCTCTATTGTATAGTTCTCTTCCTCTATCTATTAGATCATCACCTAACTGCACAATACTTATACTATACGGTTTAGTTTTTTCTACTGCCACTATATAATATTCATCTGCTTTGACAGCATCCATATAAAATGCTGCTTGTTTGTGATAGTTATATCTTTTAATAGCTTTAGCAAAACCGTAGTAAGATGTATCTTTGGTAGTTTTTAGGTCTACAATAATATTTCTTTCTTTATCAAATACGTCTAGCATACCTTTGCAATTTACATCATATTCTTCATTATGCCAAACAACTATATGTTCTTTTTCTCCATTAGATAACAGCTGTACAGCATCACTATCTTGAAATAATTTGCTTGTTATCTCCTTTATAGTATCATGTTCTTCTTGCGATAACAAAGTTTTAAACATATGTTTGTTAGTAAATGCTTCAAAATCTTCTTTACCCTGCTTAGTTCTTTTGTCAAATTTAGGCATAACTACATAATGTTTGCTGTACTCTTCAGGCTGTAAAACCTGCATATGTAAAGCAGATCCAAATTTCATAGCCGCAGAAGCAGGCTGTGGATTTTGTATCATGTGTTTAAAATATTCAGGCGATTTGCCTGTTAAATTATTCAGCATACTATTTGTTACATGCTCTGTATCAATATAATAGCTGTCGTGATCTATATTGTGATTATTAATTAATTTCATATATTTTATTTTAGAGACATCAAGACCCTACCGAAGTAGGGCCCTAATGAATCAAAACAAAAACCATGTGAACATGGATAAGAAAGCAGTACAAAAGTACTAAATATATTCTTTGCTCCCTATTCTTTCTCTTTTTTGTTTTGAACTTTTTGCTTCTCTTTTAATCTTTCTTGTATATCTTTTTCTAAACGATCATCTATTTCTTGCATTCTTTTTAGAATGTTTTCTGCTTCTGGTATTTGTTCACAATACTCATTTAAACTTTTTCTAAAACTTTCTACCTCATTCTTTGAAAATTTACCTTCTGAATTATAATCTTTATGCACCCATGTTAATAAGGCTACTTCATGTGATTTTAGTGCTTCCGACATGGATTTTAATGTTTCATTAACTTGTTCATCTACTTTATAGGTTTTGCCCATAACTTTAATTTCAATTTTTTTAGTTTTTGTTGTCATTTAATTCTTTTTTTAATTGTTTTATTTTGGATTTAAGTTTATCATTATTATCTAGCAATATATCTACTAGTTGTTTATTTCTTTCAATGTCTGATAGTATCGGAGATTTATAATATTCTGCTAAATTTTCTTTATGTTCTATCAAACACTCTTCCGCTACATCATAGTATCTTCTTATATATGGATATATTTTAAGAAAATCTTCTATTGTTTTAACTGCATGCATTACTGTAGCATGGTTTTTATCAAAAGCTTGTGCTATCTTATGTAAGGTCATGCCAAGTGATCTGCGCAAAGTATACATTAGGACCATTCTTTTTTCTACTAAATTTCTTTTACGAGATTGTCCACATAATTCTTCAATAGATATATCTACCTCTGTAGCGTAATCCGTAAAGTAATCTATTAAACTTTGATTATCTGTCATAGTATTTCAATTTTTACACCTGCGTTTAATTTGTCAACTGAGTATTCTCCAAAACAAGGTATAATATTTTCACAATTGTCATTATCTAAATAACCATAATGTTCCATTAGGTCTTGAACTGTCTGACATGGATTTATATAATCAAACTTACGTCTTGTATCTCTGATAAATGTAAATTTTATATTATATGGTTTTTGTTTGTTTTTTATCAATTGTAAAAATTTTTTTTTGTTTTCAATCCAATCTGCTTTCGTTTCTTTTATGTAATTTCTAACCGTTTTAGAATGCACTAAATATTTACCCGTCCACTGCTTACTATTTTTGCTAGACGGTACATTTTTTGGTATAAAAATTGCACACATCTGGCAAATATAGTAAAATTTTAATTTATTTAAAACGGCATATCATCATCAGCATCTTGCGCTACTGCCTTTGCTGTACTCCATGAAGCATGTCTACTGCTAAATTCAGCCATATCTTCTTCACTTAATGTTTTATTCATCTCATTATTGTAGGTACATTTACCGCCTAATTTAGATGACCACCTGTATTTTACAGCTGTTCTGATTACTGGCTCTTCTGTTTCTTTATTGATACCTATATATTCTTCTGATATAAAAGCTATCATAAGATCTTGTTGTAAAGCTGCGTTCATAGCAGTGCTATCATCACTAAAATCTTTAACACCTGCATTAATTAAGAAATCTTTAATTTGTTTGGTTTTCCATTCTTTTGTAGACGGTTTATCAGATTCTTTTACTACCCAAAATCTACATCTACCTACTTTACCGCTAGTATTCTTTACGGTATATTGTATGAATGGTGATCCATTATAGTTTTCTAAACTATCTGATGTTGTTAGTCCTGTAATTTTACATTGATGCGCACCTGGCTCAATATATTCTACTTTTTCACCTTGTGTTCTAGTATTAGTTGTTGTGTTTAAATTAAAAGGTAATGTCATATTTATTTATTAATTAGTTGTTGTACTTTATTTAACTTTTTTTTAATTTCAATATACTCTAATTTGTAATATTCATTGTTTTGTCTAAGTCTTGCATTATCTTTTCTAAGATCGTGCAACTCTTTGATTAACCCCTCTTTTGTATATTCTATAGGCGTGTTAATACTATTTTTTGGTAATGCAGGTGCATATTCTTTTTGTTCCATTTTATTAATTTAAATTATTACTATAAAATTCATATGTATCGTTCAATACTTGCATCATATCTTCTTTATGTTTACTTCTTATCATTGTTTTAATTAACCATTCTAACTCTCCATAAGGATCACTACAATCTTCTCTAAACCACTTAACATAATTATCTATTTTTACATCAATATCTATTTCATTGAGTTCTTTGTCTTTCATTATTTATTGTTTTTAATTTTCCAATTAATATATTTTGTAAGCGTATCGCCATCAAATATAATTTTATCTTTTTCTGGAGCATAAGGATAGTCCTTCCCTTTCCATTGTTTAGTTTGTAGCGTTTGTATTGGTAATCTGTATAAAAATCTACCTATACCCCACTCTACACATGCACGTTTAAATGCATCTGATACGTGACCTTTATCTTTTTCTACATTAGATTCTGATCCTGTGTCTGATTTCCATACCCATTTACCATATTCTTCGGCCCCAGTTTCTGGACAATATATACCTACTTTACAAAACAATAATCCGCTTGCTTCGTAAAATACACTTTGCCAGTTTTCTGGACCACACACTTCATCTAATATGTCCATGCAGTCTCTAGCGTCAATATACGCTACACAGGTAGTTTTTCCATACTTAGTAGACTGTACACGCCACTTATATGGTATTTCTTTCTTTAGATCGTTTAAATTCATTTTTGTTTTCTTTTTTTTGTTTTTTAATTTTTCTAATAGCTGCAGCTGCAACTACAAATTTTACAAAACGCCTTATCATTACGTTCTTACCTCTTAGTAATAGGGTAATACCTATTTCTTTAAATGTAAGTATAAGAACCTCTTTGACAAGTTTTTTGTTTATGCCTAGATCGTAAGCAATCTCATTAATTATGGATAAAAACTTAGATTTTTGCTTATCTTTCTTATTCATTAGAAAGCAAATATAATATTTTTTTATTTATCATAAAAAATTTGAACAGCTAAATAAAGGGGTACCATAATTAGTGCTGCTACAAATAAACTAAGCATTATACGCCATGTAAAATATATAATTGTGCCAAGAACAACAGTTATTATAATAGGATATTCTTTTATTATTTTATGTTTATTCATAATCAATAAATTTTGTTATTGCACTTTTAAATTTTAAAGTAACTTCACCTACACCAATGTTTCTACCTTTTGCAAATATTATATTGGCAGTGCCTTTACTTTCTTTGCCGTCATCATTGAATTCAATACCGTAGTATTCTGGACGATAGATAAGCATTACAACATCTGCTGCTTGTTCTATTTCACCTGATTCTCTAAGATCGGCTAGTGTTGGTTTGCTATTATTACGCATACCCACACCTCTGTTCAGCTGGCTTAGTGCGATTACAGTAATATTTAATTCTTTTGCTAAATTTTTTAATGTTCTAGCTACTTTACTAACTTCCTGTTCGCGACTTCCTGCTTTGTTTTTTGAACTTACTAATTGTAAGTAATCAATCATAACTAATTTAACTTTTTTTGTTTTAACATATTCTTTTATTCTATGCACTAAATATGACAATGATGTAAGATTACCTTCATCTATATTCAAAGGTATTTTTTCTATTTCTCCTATAGATTTGTGTATTCTTTTTAATTCATCATTATTTAATGTGCCATTGGTTATGTATTTATTATTTATTTCTGACTCCATAGAAGCCAGTCTTCTAATTAATTGTAGTGCTGACATTTCATAAGAAAATATTACAGTGGGTGTGTTAGTGTATTTAGCTGCATTATATGCTAGCGCTAATGCAAAGCTTGTTTTACCCATTGATGAAGCACCACCTACTATAATAAGATCTGTTTCTTGCCATCCACCCGTAAATCTATCTATATCTTTAAAACCTGATGCTATACCTAATAGACCCTCTGTATTCATGCGCACTTCTACATCTTTCAAAAAAGAAGAAATTTGTTTACTTATATCTCCAAGTTGTTCAGGTTGTCCTATTTGAAGTTTTGACATTTCATTTGTCAATTTACCTACAATTAGTTCAAGCTCTTCATGATTTGATAATTGATTATGTACATCATGCACAATTCCTGATAAAGTTCTTTTTTGAAAATTTTCAGTTAACACTCCTATACAAGTTAAAGCTTCCATAAATTCAAAAGCTTTTTCTGTCATGTAAGATATTTCTACTGCTACATTTTTGCCTTTTACTAATTTTGATACAGTTAATATGTCTATTGTTCTATTGTTTTCATGTAAATCTATAAGAGAACGAAATACTGATCTATGTAAATCGTCCTCAAATAAATCTACGTGTAATAATTTGAAGTACTTGTCAATTAATTTTGGTTCTACTATTAATTTACCAAGAAGAGTTTGTTCTATATCATAGTCGTTCATTTTGATTTTTGTTTGAACCGACAAATATATAATTATTTACAAAACTAACGTCTTTCGTCAGCCATCATTTCTAAATAATTTTCTCTTTGTATAGCTTCATACTCATAATCTTCAATAGCTTCACAGCCTTCGCCACAATATGTACATATGCACTCTGACTCGTCTACTCTTTTTCCACAGCAATTACTTACCATGTCATATCCATAGCCATCATCTGCTGGATTACTTAATTTCCATTGATCGTAATTCATTTTTTCCAATTTTCTTTAATTATTATATCATTGTGAGTTATCATCCATTGACAATGCAAAGGTTTGTGACCCATTTCTATTAATAGGTCACTTACCTCATCATCTAATATTCTTTCATCTAAAGTATACATGTAAGTAATGTCTTTGAAAAAATCTAATACTATTAGTTTCATGCTATTTCTTTTTTTAATGCAATAAATTTTTTAGGGCTACCATCAAATATAATCTTTTTATCCCAAATATCATATATACGCATGTGCACTTTACCTTTTTTATTGTAAATAGTATATGTGTATTCTTCGCCACAATCTTTATTATCAGAATGATGTATATATATATTTCCAATACCATCTTTAAAATGACTAATTAGTTGCGCCGCCAAACATCCCATACCATTCGCTGAAGGTTTAGGATCAGTAATACTATAACCATTGACAATATTAAAGTCTTGCAAAAACTCAGCAAGCTCCATGCCATGACCACTAGGATACCCATCATACTGACGATACATACAAAGTATGTTTTTTGTTGTTTTATGTACTTCATTATTATTTTCTTCATCTGCTACGCATGTTTCATAAGATTCTTCAATGTAAGTTAAACTTCTTGTTCCCATAATTTTAGTGTTTTATTAGTCCTACTTTATTATTTTTATTGAACCATTTTGTAGCATACAAATCTATTTGTGATGCATTAATATAATTATTATCTAGTAGTTCTTGATAATTGTCAAATATTTTTGTATGTCTATCTATTTTCCTGTCAATCAGGTGTTTTTGTTTACCACTATCAGAAAATATAATATCATAGTTATCTGGTAGCTTTGCTTCTTTAAGCATTTTTACGCAATTAGTATAACTGTAAAACTTAACTGCGTGATGTATTATTGCAAGATCTATCCACTTTTGTAAATACTTAGGTGAATAGTAATCGCCAGAGTCATGTACACGTACAAAGTCTGGTTGTTTTTTTATAATTTCTTTGGACATTATTTCTACAAATTGATCTGTTAGTGTAAGCTGGTATCGTTTTTCAAAGGCAGGCTGAACATTACTCCATATGTATGCGCCTTTCTTTGCGTAACAAAACTTTACACACTCGTCCGCAAAAGGACAAGTTAGCTTACCACTAGCAGATTTGTATGCAGGTATACCAAAGTTGTATACTTTAACACCAAGCTCTTTAGACGTTTTCTTTAGCTTGCTGTTTTGTGTAAGTAGGTTCATTTATTTGATCTAAATGTTTTCTCAAAATATCAATAACATTTTCATATAAACTTGGATGTATAATTGATCTTTTGTTGTTTAATTTCTGTTTTTCTAATTCATTTTCTGTTGTAACAATTCCTATAGCAATAATTTGTTCAAACAAAACATTGCCAAGATTGTATTTGTTAGCATCAGATAATTCTTTGATAGCTCGTTTTATCCTTACTGAAGGATTGTTTGATTTTTTCATAATATTTTTAATTTATTTCTGCTATTTCCCAGTCAGTAGTTCTTACATCCATTTGTTCTAGTTCTTTTTCAGCAATGACATCCCATATTTCTTCGTTTCCAGTTTGAAATTTGTCACGAATAATTTGCATATGATTTCTACCATCATCTGGAAATTTTAATACAACGTTTGTAGTGTATGTTCTAGTAATTATTAATTCATATTTTTTCATAATAATAACTTTTAATTCTTTCTATTATACCTCTACCATTTCGCGTATGAAACCCATAACTATGTGTATACAAAGATGGTATAGGTTTGTTTTCTATCAATAAATAAAATAAATCCCACTCGTTAGAATAATCCATATCCTGTTGTGTTTGATTTATAGCCTCTGCTAATGCATGAGGATCGTGTCTTAATGCTGCTTTTCCATATGTTTTGCATATGTATTTTTCCACATCTAATGCTGTCATAATTCTAATTTTATTTGTTTATGTGATTCTGTATCCCACTCGTAATAGTAAAGAGTATATGTTTTATCTCTTCCAAACTTATCAGGAAACGTTTGTTCTCCAAGTAATGGAATGTTTTGATCTATAATCATTTTCTTGTCACTGTGTTGGACAAGTATTTTTGTACCATTGTATTTATACGGCAGAGCCACAAGCTGTTTGTCCTTGTGATCTGGACCTAGCTTGTAGCCTGGTATAAGTTTTTTTAGTAGATATGGTTTCATATTACTGGTATTGTTTTTAAATCATGAAACGTAGTTTGTATTGCACCACCATCATTTCCTTCATCATCCATCATAGGTATTAACCAATATCTATTATCTAAACAGATTGCTATTGGTTTTTTATACCACATATTATCTTCCATTTCATCATCTCCAATATATTCTACTTTTGTTATTGTTTTACCAACTAAATGTTTTGATATTAAGTCAGTCCAGTATTTTTCTACTTCTTCTTTACTATAGTTTTTCATTTTACTTTGCTTTTATAAGTTGTTCTATTCTTTTTAGAGTCAACGTGTACAACGCTTTTAAGCGTCCATAAGTTCGTTTCTTTCTTAACAGTAGCGTAGCATTCCTGTATAAGTTCTTGCCTTTGTTCTTCAATAGGTCTTGTAGGATCCACAGTAATACTTTGACCATAATTAATTTTAATAGCTTCAAAGTTACCGATGTTAATAGTTTTGCTGACATTAAATGATATTGTATTAGTTTCCATGATTTAATTTTTAAAATAGTTTAATAATTCAGTTAAGTTTAAATAATATATTGACCATCCATCTACAGTACAATGTACTTCCCATTTGTCTGTATTTACTCTTATTATTTCTTTTGTTGTAAGCCCTCTCTTAATATCTAAGTGTTGGCCTATACTCATTGATAAAAATTTTTTTTTCATAATTAATTTTTAAAATTTTTATTGTACCATTCTATCATAGAATTAAGCTTGTATTCATATATGTATCTTTGCCATTCATGATATGATTTTATTAGGTGTTTGCCTACCTTTTTTACTTTCATAATTATTTATTTTATTTAACAAAAAAAAGAAAGGAGGAATTGTAAATACACACAAAGTATAACCGCTCTGTTATTAAATGTTATGTTTACTAACCTCCTTTCTATATAATTATTGTGCTTTTAACACATTGGTTTTTAAGTTATTAAAAACATTACCTAAAGTATTTGTTTTGTACTTTGCTTTATGTTTTGTCAAAGCATTTATTACTCTGTAATATTTTTTAATATATTCTCTACGTTTAGCTTTGTAGTGATCTGCACTAGACCATCTAACTCGTTTCATTAGCTCATTGTATGTAGGTAATGTACGTGTAACACCACTAAGATATGTGATGGTAAGCTTTGCTTTATCTACATGTTTGATAATCCAGTCTGCATTTGCTCTTCTGAACATTTTGTGAGCAATATCATACTTAGATATTTCATTGTTAAACAATTTCTTTTTCAATTGTTTGTAATAGTTTGGTGACTTGAAGTCAGTGATTTCTTTTTGCATAATAAAAGTATTTTGATTCGTAATTATAAAGTTGAAAAAAAAGAGCCACTAGGACTCTTTGTTGTCTGGCTCTTCAACTGACGGAGTTAGTGCCGTAAAGATTGAGAAGAAGACACCTGCAATAGCTGCAGTAGCCATACCGCTGAACGTGCCAATGAATAGAAGTGGCATAAGAACAGTAAATATGATGTCCCAGAACGTCTGTGTTTTGACCAATCTACGTCTACCAATGGCTTTGTACACAATAATGTAGTAGCCAATGGCAGCGAAGAATGATATACCTAGAATACCCATTAAAATGGAGTTTCTATTGTAGTTTGAACAGCTTGTGGTTTAAAATCATTAAGTATAGGTGTATGTGTAAGTTTATTTTCACCTATTGTTTTATTAGGTATAAGTTTTAGATTAACCCATTTAGAACCTTTTTTGTCTTCTACAAAATTAGCTTTCATAAATTCATAAAAGTCTTGTGCTTTGATAGACAAGTTAATAATTTTAGTACCTGAGTTGAACGTGTGTTCTTTAACAAACATACCGTTTGCTAGTGTGTTTACTGATTTTTGCATGATTTAATTATTTAATGTTAATACTTATTGTTAAGTTGTAAAAAATTAATGTGTAGTTTCTCGGACATTCTTCACGTACATAGTTTATTTTCAGATGTCGCATTAATTTAAGTAAAAAAAGGGGAAAGCAAACACGCCATACAGTTTGCTTTTATAAGTATGATTTCGCCTATACTTAACCCTTATGTTATAACACTACAGTTTAATGGATTGTCGCCCAATTCATGTATTACCATTCAAGATGGAATCACCTCTGATAAGAGAGTAGTGTTATGGAATGCCTAAAATGGCACTCCAAATTGTTCATGTTCTGTTTGAAAGCAGGTAGACCAGTCAATTCCATCTACTTTCCATAAAAACTTTACATCAGTCTCAAACCACATATCCATTATTGCTTGTTGTTGAGCACGTTGTTCTAATACGTGTAGAGGTGTTACATCATACGTTCTGTATGACCTATCTTCTTCATGATGATGTAGAGCTGTGCAAGTAAGACACTCTACTAAATTCTTTGACACATACTGTGCATCTTTCTGTGCGTTGCATTTAGTGCAACTGATTCCTATTATTTCCATAGTAGTTTTGATTAAGTTAATAAATTATTATCTATTATTAAGTTGAAAAAAAAAAGGAGCCGTCAGGCTCCCTGATAGTATGCTAGGATATCAGCCTACTCTTTATTAAGGTTAAAGAGGCAACCTTTGATAGTATATATAATACTTATCTATAATTAAGTTGAAAAAAAGGAGCCATAAGGCTCCGTTTATAAAGATGGATCATACCAAGACTTAGTTGGGTTAGATAGTCGTGATAGCTGCCAATCTTCAAATGATAGAGGTTGTTCATAATCTTTTGGCGACATAGAAAATGTATGAGCAATGTGTCTTTCATTTCTTGCGTTAACTTGTTCAACGTAAAATTTGTATTCAGCAACATCAACTGCATCATAGTCGTGTTCAACAAGCATATTGTGTATCCAAGTTTCCATAGTAAATATTTTTAAATTAATAATTAATTATCTATAAATAAGTTGTAAAAAATTAGTCAGCTAAATATATATAGTGAATAATGATTTGATAAAAAAATGTATACGATACTTGACAATGTAAAATAAAATGTATAACTTCGCACACATAATAGTTAGTTATTTGTTTAATCAGCTAAATATAATTACAAGTATATTATATATTGTTTATAACTGATAAAAAAACAATAACTGATTGATTATCAATAACTTAAGTAGTTTACTAGCATTAATATAGTAAATATTAGTGTAATATTAGGGTTTTTAGACTACATCTTATTGTCACATAAATACGCAATATTTAGTATTTATTGTACATAAATAAAAAAAAAGGAGACTATTTGTCCCCTTTCTTAGATTTTGGCATAGCATTCTGTATAGATTCTGCAGTTTCTGGGCTATACTTTTTAATCATAACCCATACAAATACAATTAATGCAACGTATAAGAATAGTTTTGCAAATGCTAGTAGTACTGTTAGTACAATGAATAGTGTGTCCATAATAAATAGTTTGAGTGAATAAATATACTGTCAATAAAAAAGTCTGTAAAAAAAACAGAAAAGTAAAAAGAAGGGTAGGGTAGTAAAAAAATAGAGATAACAGGGGGGTAGTAAGCATATAGTATCCCTTTCTCAAAAACATAAAATATTTTTTTTATCTTTGTAAATAAATAAAAAATTATACTATGGCCGCTATAAACATGCCACCTTTTGCAAATCCTGCAAACGTATCGGTTAACGCAGGATCTCCTCCTGAAACAGATATCAATACACCAATAAATCAATTTGGTTTTCCAATAAAAAATACTCCGAACATAAGGCCAAGTGATTTCATGACTGCAGAACAAAATTTTGCAGATCTATTTGGTAACCTTAATCAAATATCAGCAAACACAATACTAAGAGAAAGAATTGGAGGTGGTAAAGGCGGTAGTGCTATGCCATTGGAAGGTAATCAAGATCCAAACCCTCTTATACAATTTAATCCATTCTTAGGCAAGAACGTTACTTCTTTTGAAGAAGGTGGTTCTATGGCAATGAAACAGTTTCCATCTCCATATAATCAAAATTTTAAAACAAGTCCTAATATTATCCGAAAAGACGATGGAAATGTGGTTGCAGTTTATCCTCTTATGCAATATAGAGAACCAAATAAAAAGTTTTTAGCTAATCTTCCAAAAGATAAAGTAAGTCCATTTGGAAATAGACTTAATTCGCTTGGTGTTCCAGGCACACTAGATCGTTCTTTAATAACAGATAAGATGTTAGCTAATATAGCGAAAAGATTGGGGAATAAAAAAGTCATGGAAAAAGGAGGTAAAAACGTTACACCTACACAAGATGAAATCAATAAAGTAGCTGCTATGGGTAGAAATGGTGATACAAGATTAGCACACGTGACACCACAAGAAGAAAGAATGTTAAAGGCTATGGGTGGCTCAGGAACTATAAATCCATACACTGGTATGCCTGAATATTTCTTAGGAGGTTTTTTTAGTTCTCTTTTTGGTGCTATTGACGATGCTTTAGATCCACTTCAAGATGCTGCTGGTGGTATTATCACAGGAGCAGGCGATACAGTAAACCAAGCTATATCAACTGGAACAAATCTTGCAGGTGATATTATTGATGCAACAGGACAAACTGTAAGTAGTGTAGGAGGAGAGTTAACAAGTGCACTTAATCCTATAATTGATCCAATATTTGACACTGCTCAAGATGCAGCAGCACCAATATTTGACGCTGCAGGAAACTTAGTACAACAAGCAGGAGGTGCTGTATCAAATGTTGCTGACATGACATCTCAGGCTTTTGGTGATGTAACACAAGGGGTTGGTTTTCAGACTATAGGTCTTTTACAAGATGTAGATGAAGGAGTACGTAACTTTTTAGCTAATTTATTTGGAGGTAGCGGTATGCAAGAAATAGATCTTGGTGCTGGAGCAGGTAGAGCAGACATAAAAAGAGGAGCAAAGCAAAAAGGAGGAGAGGTAGTATCAGGCGTACAAGCCAGAAACAGAGGTAAAGCCTTAGCTAACATCAGTAAAACAGAAAAGGCTAGTTTAGGAACAGGAGACTTTGTATCGCCAAAAGAAAACCCATATATCACACCTAATGTTGAAGTAGAATTAGATTATGCTGCACAAGGTATGAAAATGCCAGATTATAATATGGGAGGTTTATTTGCAAAAAAAGCAAATCAAGCTATAGCCATGAACCAATTATCTGCATTAACAAATCGCATGTCAAGAAAATCTGCAAAAATGGAAAAAGGAGGAAAGACAAAAAAAGTTATGAAACGTAATTTTACAAACGGAGGGCGTTTCTAATGGACGAAATAGGTTTAGAAGAATTAATAGAGATAATTATCACAGATAAAGGTGGTACTCCACAACAGTACTACGACATGATGGATTATATAGCGTTCCACGAAACAGGAGCAGAGCAAAGAATGAGACCTGATGCAGTCCAAATAACTGATGATGGAAGTAGAGATGGAAGAGGTAAGGGTTTATTTATGTTTGAAACAGGCTACAAAAGAGGAGCTAACTCAGCTATAAATCGTACTGTTGATTATTTGAAAAGTAAAAATATAGAATTACCTGCTTGGTTAAGAAAAGCAAGTTTAGATAGTAAAGAAACAAAAAGTTATGATGTAAGAAAACTCAATGCCGACCAACAAAAAATGTTATTCTTGGGTAATCATAGAATGCATCCAGATGCAAATTTTAGCAAAGTATGGTCAGGTGAAGAGTCAATAGCAGATTTTTGGTTTAAGTACCACTGGGCTGGATCCAAAGACCCACAAGCTAAATACGATTTGTTTAACAGCAATATAACTTTAAAAGATTCTTTAGATACTGTAAAGGCAAAAGAAGAAGAATTATTATACAAAAAAAATATGGCTCCTTTTTTATCAGATTCTAATAATGTAGATAAATTTAGTAATTTTACTAAAATTTTAAACAAAATATTTGGAAAAACTTCTTCATTAATAAAAAAGAAATGAAAGAACTAGACGAAAATATGGGTAAAATATATGTAGAAAATGATTTCTATTATTTAGAAAAAGTATATACCTGTATGGAAGAAATGATGATTGAAGAACCTGAAGTAAAAAAAAGAGCAAAAAAACATAATTTTAAAATTGTATCTTGTAAATGGTATATAGAAAAAAATCCATTTTATCATATAGAAAAAATACTAAACGAAGCAAAACATGAGACAGATAAAAACAGATATAGGTTTAAATTAAAACTTACGTATAAAAAATAATGTATTTATTAAAATTAAATAAAAAAGGCGATATATTTAAAGACGATGACGGTGTAGCAGCTGTTCCTGAGTTTAATACACTTATCCGTAAGGAAAAGTTCGGGCCTACGGCCCTCAAATGGGTTGCGTTAGTCTACGACTACGAAAGCCCATACAGACATTACAGCGAAAATGAAAGAAAAAAAGCAGTGTCTAAGGATTTATACGATACTTATACCTGGAAAGGATGTAATGATGCAACTTTGAAAGCTGCAGCAGATAAATACAATGAGTTACAGTTTGATCCGCTTGATGAACAGCTAATAGCTTTTAATAATAAAATTAATCAGTTTACAAACCTTATAGATAAAATGCACCTTGATGAAGAAAATGCAGAAATGCTGCAAAAACTTATGATTGGTGTAGAGAAAATGTTAAAAACAAGACAAACACTACTGGACGCAATAGATAGGAGAGGAGAAAGAAAGAAGATAGTTGGAAACAAAGGACTATCATTTTTAGAAAGAAGAAAAGAAATAAAAGAATTAAATTAAATAAATAGTTATGCCAAAAGATGCGTGTTATCACAAAGTAGTAGCCAGATATGGTCCAAAAACTTCAGCATATAGAAGTGGGGCTATGGCTAAATGTAGAAAAGTTGGTGCAGCCAACTGGGGAAATAAAAGTAAAAAGAAAGGATCGTCAGGAATGAAGTACAAAGCAGGAGGTAAGTTTGTATATTCTAAAGATAAATGCGGACGAGCAATATTCCAACACGATTAATATGGCTGTACGAAAAACAAAAAAAGGTTTAGCTCTTAAAAGATGGTTTAAAGAAGATTGGAGAACACCATCTGGTGAAAAAGACTATAGTAAAGGTGAAAACACCTTTAGGCCTACAAAAAGAATATCAAAAGATACACCCAAAACTTGGTCACAACTATCAGCTGGCGAAAAGCGCGCAGCTGCAAGAGAAAAAAACAAAAAAGGACGTGTGAGCAGATATAAGAAAGGAGGAAAATTTTATAAACAACACGATTAATTAAAAATTAAAAAAAATGATGAAAAAAAAGAAAATGTACAAAAAAGGTGGTAAGGCAAAACCATTCAAGCCGCACATGATGTACGATCCAAAAACAGGAAAAGGGTTCAAAGCCAACACAATGGCAGATCACAAACGAATGGATAAGATGGGTTACACGCATACTAAACCAAAAGCCGCTTATGGAATGAAAATGAAAAAAATGGCTATGGGTGGAAAAAATTTAAAAGCGGTAGATAGTAAGAAAAATCCAGGATTAGCAAAACTTCCTACAGAAGTTAGAAATAACATGGGTTACATGATGATGGGCGGTAAAGTTAAGATTAAAAAAGCTCCAGGAGGAATGAAAATGGGCATGAAAAACAAAATGATGAACTACGCTGGTGGCGGTAAAATGTTAAATGGTATGTCTATGCAAAAAGCTAACAAAGGTATGAAAATGAAGTATGGTATGGGCGGATCTTATAGACAGCTTGACTAATGGCAACACCTGCTTGGCAAAGAAAAGAAGGTAAAAGTCCATCTGGTGGTTTAAACAAAAAAGGGGTTGAATCATATAGAAGAGCAAACCCAGGAAGTAAATTAAAAACCGCAGTAACGACTAAACCTTCAAAACTAAAAAAAGGTTCTAAGGCTTCTAAGAGAAGAAAATCTTTTTGCGCAAGAATGAAGGGGATGAAAAAGAGATTGACCTCAGCTAAAACAGCGAGAGATCCTAATTCAAGAATCAATAAGGCTTTGCGTAAATGGAATTGTGCTCATGGCTGTAAAATGCCAACTAGACCAGCTTCTAGATCTTTTTATAGACAGTTAGATTAATGGCAAAGCAACCTAAGTATACATTGCAATATTTATACGACCGCTACAAAAAAAAATATAAAGAGGTTGATATGAAAAAAGCAGATGAATACAATGATCTGGCTATTAAACTGCATGGGGTAGATTTAAGAGATAGATACCATGCAAGTTTGGAAGCAAAAGAACTAAGATCTGGGCCGTATGGTCTAGGAAAAATGAAAAGAGTAAAATATGGGTAAAATTAAATTTGATCCGCAAAAATATAGACCTGTACCTAACAATGGTCATCCAGAACTGAATCCAGATTCTGTTGCCTATCAAGAATATTGGGCACGTGAAACTCAAAGGTGTATAGATGGCTTCAAACCAAAAGGTATGAAGAAAATATCGGGCAAATATTATTTTTATCTTAATTATTACAAGATATTAGGTAATGATGGCACAAGTGGAAACCGTAAAACGCTTATACATCCATGGTATAGAGCTATGGATCATGAATATTTTGATACTATAGAAGTCTGTAAGGATGAAGGTAAAGGAATGATAGTAATTAAGGCCAGAGACAAAGGATTTTCCTATATGAACTCTGGTGCAGTAGCACATGAGTATACTTTCTTTCCTTTCAACGATGTTGGCGTAGCGGCAGGACTACAAGCTACAGCAGACGCTTTCTTTGACAAGACAAAAAAAGGACTAAACGGTATACATCCAAATTTTAAGCACTCAGTACTCAAAGATACTGATGGTATTATGCGTTCAGGCTATAAACAAAAGAATAGAGACGGTAAATGGGAGATCGGAGGTTATCAATCTACTATTATATGCAGAACAATGGATAATCCAGAGGTATTTAAGGGTGAAAGGGTGTCGCTTATGGTTTTTGAAGAAGCTGGAGAGTTTAAAAAGCTTAAAAACGCCTATATGTCGTCAAAAGCATGTTTTATGGATGGTGATTTACAATTTGGAGTGCCTATTGTAGGTGGAACAGGTGGTGATATATCAAAAGCCAGCAAAGATTTTATGGATATGTACTACAGTTCAGACGCATACAACCTAATACCAGTATTTATACCAGCTTCTAAAGCATATTATGGGTTTTTTGACATACAAACAGGTAAAGAGGACGAAGAAGGTGCAAAACATAAGTTAATTGCTGACAGAGAAGATATACAAAGCTCTGGGGACAATGAAGCGTACAATTTACACATACAAAACTACCCACTTACAATAGAAGAAGCGTTTTTAAATACGCATTCTGCTAGATTTGACATATCTTTACTAAACGCACAACGATCAAGAATTTTGTCAAGTAAAGACCATAGAAGTCAAATACAAAGAGGGTGTTTAGATTGGGAATTAGGTCAAGAAGAGCCAATAGTAAGGTGGAGGCCTGATCCTAATGGACCTTACAAAATATTATCACATCCTAAGCCAGAATATAAAAATTTAGACATAGGTGGTATTGATTCTTACGATCAAGACAAAGCTGGAGCGTCAGAATCTTTGGGTAGTGCAATAATTTATCGTAGATTTGCAAATACCAATATGTCAAGCGATTACGTAGTGGCTGAATATACGGATAGACCAGAAAAAAAAGAAGATTTTTGGGACGGCTGTTTAAAATTAGCTGTATATTACAACGCAAAAATGTTGGTTGAATATACGAAAATAGGTATTTTAGATTATTTTAAGCGTATGAACGCTTTAAAATATTTAAAAGAAAAACCAGAAAGTGCACACAACCCTGGAACTAAGACTAGAAACAGATATGGCGTGCACATGAACAAACAAGTAAAAGCATTGTTAGAAGATCTAATAGATGATTACTTAAGGGAGAGTGTAGAGGATATTTGGTTTTTAGATCTTATTGATGAGTTAGCAAACTATGGTTTACAAAACACAGACCGCGCTATGGCTTTTGGTTTGTGTCTAATTCACAATATTGATAATTATAGAATGCAGGTAAAAGAAAAAGAACAAGATATAGTAGACATAGGACTAAGATATTATAAAATGGGGTTTAACGGATTACCTCAACAAATAAATTAAAAATGGAGAAAACGTACAAATCAATGCCATCAATGGTAATTGCAGAAAAAGACAAGACTGAAGATTGGTGTAGGTCTGTTTTATTAGCTGTGACGCAATATATGGGACATGAAAGTGGCGAATACCACTCAAATAGGACAAAAGATATTAGAAATTATCAAATATACAATGGACAGTTGTCGCAAGGCGATTATTCGTATATTACAGAGCAGTATGGATTGACATACCCTGCAAGATTGGTAAATTACCCTATCATATCGCCTAAAATTGATTTATTAGTAGGAGAAGAGCTAAGAAGGCCTATGGATATTAAAGTCACTACAGTAAACAAATCTGCTGTGCTGAGAAAACACGATCACAAAGTTGGTTTGATGATGCGTAGTTTATTAGAGGACTTCCATAAAGATATGCAAGAGCAAATGAACATAGATGTACTTATGGAAGGACAAGGAATGCCAGTGCCTGAAGATATAGATACATATATGAAATATAACTACCGAGAAATGGTAGAAGAAACTGCTCAAGATGGTTTAGAGTATGTTACAAACAGATACAACTTGAAAGATGTTATGAAAGAAGGTTTTAGAGACCTCTTGGTAACAGGAAAAGAGTTTTATAAGATATCAATACAAAATGGAGACCCGTATGTCAGAAGGGTTGATCCAAGAAACATAGTATATGATGATTCTTTTCATTCAGATTTTTTAGATGATGCAGGCTGGGTTGGAGAAGAAAGATATTTATCTGTAAACGAAATAAATGATGAATACAAAGATAGTTTGACAACAGATGATCTTATAGAGTTGGATAAAATGCGTAATTTATACGTAGGAGGAGATATGGACAACTACAATAGTAGTTTTGAGTGGGTAGATGCTGCGCATGGGAGAGATAATCGTATTAGAGTAGTTAGTTGTGAATGGAAATCGTTACGTGCGTTGAGATTTAAGGTTTCAGAAAACAAATATAACCCACAAAGACCATTTAGAAAGTTAGTTCCAGACACTTACAAAAAAAGAAGAGGTGAAGTTATAGAAACCAAATGGGTAGACGATATATGGGAAGCTACTATGATAGGTGGTAAGATATTGGTCAATGCTAGACGTAGGGATAATCAAGTAAGAAGTGTAGATGATCCAGGTAAAACACCACTTTCATATGTTGGGTGCATATACGGAAATACTACAGGTAAATCAACATCTATGGTTGATCTTTTAGACAATATACAGATGCTTTACAACATAGTGGTATACCAAATAGAACTTGCTATGGCTAGATCGGGAGGTAAGGCTGTTGTTTATGACGTGTCGCAACTACCGACAAATGTTGGTATGGACATGTCTCAAGTTTTATATCATTTGAAAACAGACGGTATAATACCTATCAATTCAAAAGATGAAGGTAACCAATTACAGTCATTTAATCAGTTTCAACAAATAGACTTTACACTATCACAGTCAGTACAGCAACTTATTAACTTAAAAGTAATGTTAGAAGATATGGCTGGTCAAATATCAGGCGTTTCTAGACAGAGAGAAGGTGCTGTTGGACAATACGAGTACGTGGGTAATGTACAAAGAAGTGTAGTGCAAAGCGCAACTATAACAGAAAGCTGGTTTTATTCACATTCTGAATGCAAACAAAGAGTTATGGAAAGAGTTTGTAATTTA